TTCTGCAGGTCAACGAGATTGGTTAGTGATATTTTGCTCATTGTTTTCCTTTATAAAAATGGGGAGCGTCCTCCCCATAATTATTACTGAGTAATAGTAGTAGTAAGACGCCACTTAATACGCAGCCGGATTTTACCTTGCGTGAAGTTAGCGGTATTAGCCGTAACCCACAGATAACCCGGACTAGGCGTACCAGCCACCGTCCCGATGTAACCACCGGCGAATGTGCTGCCACCTACTAGGATAGTTTTACTACCCTGAACAAGTGTAGCAACAGTCATAGCATTGACGAAACCAGTCGCCGATGCCACGGTAGTACGATCGTAACCAACCAAACCAACGTTGAGGGTAGCCGAAGCACCCGCACCCACTAGTTCACACTCGACTTCAACCGACTCGATAAATGCACCGGACGGAATAAAGGCAACGTCAGCACCGAGAGGAATACTCGCAGTACCAAAAGCTGGTAGTGTAGTAAGGTCAATAAAGAATTCCGAATTACGGGTTTCGCCGTAACTCATGAATTCACCTGCCGTAGCTGGCACGACTTTCGACGTACCATACTTCAGGTAAAGACCATCATTGTTCATCCAATTTCCTTGTACCATATTATCCTCCTTATGCCGGAACTGCGGCGGTAGAGGTGAGTACAGTAACTAGGTTTTCAGGACGATACAGCTTGAAGCCGTATTCACAGAACGTAGCATACTCAGTCTGCTGGAGATCTTTGTTGAAATCCATATAGACAGTCGGATGCTGACGGAATGCGCCGATCCAAGGAAGGGTATCCCCGGGAGTCGCGCTGAAGAAGTAGTTAGTAACACCATTGGTTACGGAAACACTGTTAATAGTTTCCGAAATGCCCGACGGCAGATAGTTAGATACGTAAATATCAAAACCATAGACGTTAAACATAAAGCGGAAGCCGCTCATCACACCCTTTGACGTAATATTGCCCCACTGGGGAATAGGCGACAGAAGGTTAGTGACGTTAGTGTTGGTAGCGATCGTGTAAGCGACCGAGGGATCAACAACCGCACAGAGATTATTCAAAGGAACGTTAGCACGTTGAAGTGCATATAATGCCTTTGCAAAATCACTGAATGCGAGTACTGGGGTGCCGCCACCGGCAACCCAACGATGCGACGCACCGTTGATCGTATTTAGAGAGCTAGCAGTTTGTCCAGAGTTCGCAACTGCCCAGATGCGAGCTTCGACATCCTCCATAAGTGCACGGTGCTGTTTAGGCACGAAGGATGCAATTACTTCAGGCGACCAGAATGAGTCACGTTTAAACTTTTCGCTGATCGAGATAGCAGTATACTTATACTGGTCAAACGAAAAGGTAAAATTACCTTGATCGAGAGAGTTATAAGTAATAGCCTGACCTTCATTGAAGTCATGCGTTTCTGCTTCACCAAGCGACGGAATGTTAAATGTAAACCCGTCAGGGAAGTCTGTGAGGATGCGGACAAATTTCATAGCAATCAGTTCATCAAGCAGAAGACTCTTCAGTTGTTTGCTGTAAAGATTCTGCCTAATGAAGAATTGATTGGTGGTATCCATAATACCGGCCATGAAATATCTCCTTTAGAGATTAGTCCACATCGAAGAAGGACGCTCCCAAAGCTTGGGAATCCTTATCCATCTGGACTTGAATTTTAGGATCTAGATACGCTCCGGGATTAGTCTCTCTCATTTTCTCGTAGTACGCCAAAGTCCGGGCACCATCATTCGGATTAGAGAATGTAGTTGGACGTTGAGTCGTACGCGGAGGAGCTTGAAACATAGTTTCTTGCTGGGCAGGCTGTTCGGTGATACCCATCAGACTATAAAAGGCCTGTGGGGATCGCTTAGCAGTACCGACCATATAAGCGTCGTCAATCATAAGTGTATCCATTTTTTCTTTAAGGACTTCATTGACACGCGGGCCAAATTTCTCCTTAAGTGTTCTTTGAACTTCCGCGTAATTAACAGCTTGTCGCTTCTGAACATCAGCTTCCTGAAGTTCTTGGGCGATCATACCTTTAATTTGCGTAAGATCAAATGTGGGTTTCTCTTTATCCTCGGGGGTGTTTGAGTCTTCGGAGTCTCTGGTTTTTCCCTTTTCTATTCGGTCGATAAGGTCTTCCAGTTTAGCCCTGCCGTCTACCTGTTCCTTAAGCCCTAGATACATATTCCGGATTTCATCCTTCTGTTGTTCTAGAGTCTTAATGTACCGGTCAGATTCGGCCTTTCCTTTTGCGAGGTCTTCGGGAGATTTGAATTTCTTCGTCTCTCCTACGAGTTCCTCATACCAGTTCTTGTTGTCATCGAATGCTGGTAGTGTGTCATTCTGGTCGAATAACGTATCCATTATATAGTTCTTTCCATTGGTCTAGGTTGAAAATCCTCATCATGTAATGTAATGAGGTGTCGTATATGCTTGATAGCACGGCGGTAGCCATTGTTATCAGCTTGTCGGTAATCCCAATTAGGTTTATCGTAAACAGTGGGATTTAATTCTTGGCGGTTGACATCAGCTTCCATCTCATTAAGGATGGCGTTCTGTCGTTCTAAAACCGCACCTGCACTAATGACAGTGCGTTTGAAGTGGTCAATCTGCTCAGGGTCGTCGAGGTGTTTGTACCATGCAGTAATCATTGAAAGGGATTAACTCCGTTATAAGACATCATGTATGCTTCGTAAGCTACCCATATAAGAAATATAGCCCCTGTAACTAATAGGATATAACCTAAGGCTTTAAGACCTTCAAACATCAAGTACCTCCTGCTTTAAATGGTAGATTCCACGGATCACTTGTATGTGGATTCGGGTCTGGCATATTAGATTTCTGTGGCATAGCGGGGCGTTCTGAAGCTGGCTTACCTACCCAGTAATCACTCGGGGGTATTTTTTGTATATCAGGATGGTCTTCGGTACTCATAACAGTACCTTGCTTAGGGTAGTCTGCCATTACTTAAAACCCTTCTTCTTATCTATCTTTTTGTCCTTCTTAGAACCCTCTTTGATTTTCTTTTTCTTATCGCGAGCCTTATCGGCTTTCATAGCCAATGCTTTTCCTGTAGCCATTACATGTCTCCTACTGCAGAGTCATGGTGAAGGGAGAAAACCTTAGTAGGTTTAGTCTTCACCTTCTTCGGCTTCATCTTAACTTTATCATTCTTCTGGGGTTTGTTACCTTTAGCCATTATTGTGTTCCTAAAGTTCCTGTTGGTGTAGCGCTCATACGCGGGTTATTCTGGAGACCAAAGCCGGGTTTCACCGGTGGTTGAGGTGGGCCAGAAGGCTGGCCCGGGGGTTGATTTAAATCGTAGTCCCCGCCCATCCCAGTGGCTGTACCTGTTTCCTGATGAAGTTGTTCTTCAAGCTTCTGTTGAATACGCTGAGCTTCAGCAGCTTCAGCAAGAGCAACGAACGGAGTGTTAATACCGTAGTCTTTGAGATCAAAAGCGTCTATGATCAACTCAGCTAACGGAACACTACCGACATGCATCTGTACCTTCTGCCACAATCCGCTACCAGCAAGGGCCGTCAAATTTTGTATCATCTCAGCTCGCTCAGCGAAGTGTCTTGCAGCGATAGGCTTAATTCGGCCTATGCCTGTAATGTCTTCAACAGATAGTGTAGCAAACGTCGTAGCCTTGGTCTCACTATCGAAGACACGAATACTTGTAGAACCAACTAGATTACGCCGAGCCATTTCAAGCATAGCGTTTAGAACCATTTCAAAGAATTCTTCGAAGGAAGTAATCCTGCTTTGGAAGAGCCTACCTGACGCACTTTCTAACCGTTGGACTTCGTATTTAGTTTTCTCACCCGGAGAGCGAATGCCCATTGCTTCCTTGGGTGCACCAGCCATTTCTTCCATTAACGTTTGGAGCATACCGGTTTCGGAGTTGCTCTGCATGATCTGGACTTGTGGTTGGACTAGTTCGACATCTCCCTCTTCAGAGTAGAATATCTTCTGACCCGGACCCCAAACAAAGTCTTCAACAAATCCCTTGATCTTAATGACCGGGAAGGTTGTCAAATCCCATATGTCTGCCTTCATGTTCTCGACATGATCCATCCGGTATTGCATACCGACTAGATTAGCGAGAGGACCCATACCCCAAAGGTTATCTTGACGTGCCCGCCAAACTGCTTGGTAAATCGGTGGGTAACCAAAGAAGGAAGGATTATCTTTATTCTCAATGAGCTTATGGCGGTCTACTACAGTAATAACTTTATTCTTCTCGAAGGTATCTGTATAAGGATCATACCAATCACCGTAGAAGGTCAAGACTTCACAAGTACCACTTAAGAGATAATCACGGAAAGAAGTAAATCCATCCATAGCGTACATATGATCACGCTCAGACCAATCACCGTCAAAGGTACGGGCATTGAAACGGATATCTTTAAGGTAGTGCCACAGTGCTTGATTTGTTTCTCTTGTATCGTCGTTGGACATACGTTCGAGCATTTCTCGAAGTTCACCCATACTGACAATAGAACGTATGACCTTAGGCGAGGATATAAAATTCTCTGCTGTTGGGTTCATAACGATATCCATAGGACTGATACGACGAACCGCCGGTCCGACATAACCTACTTGTGTACCATCTTTACGTGCAACACGACGATCCATCCACTCGACTGTTCCGAAACAATTACCGAAGTCGATGTAATCCATCACGAGCTTTTCCATCTCTTGCTTGAAGTTAGGTTGTTCTATGACCCAACTCATATAGCTTACGATGGCTTCGCGCTTCTGGCGAGAATTAGCGTCTTCTTCGTCTGCTTCCCAAATTATACTCTTACGTTTAGGGAACAGAACCTGCATATAATTGGCCAACAGGTTGTCGCGAATTTGACACAGCTTCGGAATGGTTGTAGTATTCTTCCAAGGGTTTATACTATTAGTCGTACCACGTGTATCAGTAGCGTAGACATAACGCCGGACTTCCTCTACGTCCTGCTTCCAATTTTGTCGCATCCCGTCATTACGCATCCAAGTCTCAGTAATGCGAGTAGCGAGTAAATCAGGAGTTAGAACATCAATTAGTTCTTGGACCTTACCGGTCATATTGTGCCGCCCCAACGTGGATGGTATTTAGGTTCATTGTCAATTAGTTTCTGAGTCCTATAAGTATTTAATGGAGACTTCCCAGCTGAGAAGTCAATGACACTAGCGAGAGCGTCTTTGATATCGTCATGGGCAGGATTGGTGTATATTAATTCTTCTTCGAGAGCTTGGGTGTATCCACCCCTGTAATGCCAAATCTGCCTATTGGCATACTTCGGTTCCAAGACAGCAGCGATGCGTTCTTCTTTCGCCCCTTGCCAACGGGTTGGACGAAATTCGTCTACTGTAAGTGACAGCCCGAGTTTCTTAATGTAGTTACTCTTGAGGTCTTCGACGATAGCCGCTTGAGCTACGGAGACTTCACAACGTATCTTTCTGAAACCCCACTTTTCGTATAACTTAAGTATGTGATCGAAGTATTCAGATATCTTCTTCGTCTTGAAGCGGTCGATTTCACAGATGTAGTAATTACCTTCACCATCGACACCGATTACTACTATAGAGCTAAAATCAGCGTTCTTTTCAGTACTGTAAGCGAAGTCCACTGCGGCAAAGACATTTAATCGTTTGTCTCTAAAGAACCACTGGTAGTCTTGACGGTGGAGGTACTTCTCATCGTAGTATTGGAATTGCTCTCTTTGGATAGCAGCTGAGTCGACGTCATGTGGATCGTTATAATATTGCGCCCGAAAGTGGGTTTGATTACTATACTGGGCTTTCTTAGTACGGAGAATATCAGCATCGA